CGTACATCCAGCCAGTTTGCGGGTCGATGTCGGACAGCGGCAGGCCATCGTCGGCCAGTTCGGACGGTTCGGGATGCTCCATACTTGACTCCTAGTTATGGCCGGGTTGATTCCCGGCATGCGTGTCATATCGACACTCTTTGCACCTGTCTATAGGTCCGCGCTCGGATTATCTAAGTTTCCGCCCTTTCCGCAGCACGCCCGGCCCTCCGTCGTGACTGCCTCAACAGCCACCCACTTGCCGACTGGGCATGACTCTCGAGCTACGCGCACCTTGGCGCCAGTGAAGCAGCCGCAGGTGATGCACCGACCAGCGTCGTGCTGGTCGCAGGCCGTGCAGATTGCCCATCGGGCCCGGTAGTCAGCCTGGCTGGCTGCGCCAATGCCGCTAGCCGCCTTGGCGACGCCGACAGCCCCGCGAACAATGTCGCCGACGGTCGGCTTGCCGTCCACCTCAATGTTGCCGCTGCGGTCCTGCCGCCATTTCATGGGGTGGTCCTAGTCACAATGATGTTGCGTGCGATGTTGTGCGCTTCAAGCGTTTCAAGGGACAAGTAGTCAGGTGTCGGGCCGGGAACAACTAGACAGGGCTGGCACTCGTCGTTAATGGTTGTTGTGTTGACCGTCGTAGCCGTTGTTGATCCGCTCATCTGCCCAGGTAAACCGTTGACGTCAAACGGGCAGTAGTTTAGGGTCACAATGTCAAATCCGGCGCCCGCGCTCAGGGCAAACGTTCCCGTGATCGAGCCGGTCAGCAGCGTGAACGTTCGCGGGGTCGCTGGTCCCGTTGTTCTGTACAAACGTTCGTCTACTGGACCCTCATAGATCAGCCGCAACGTTTGATCCTCGTACAACGTTGGACCAATTGACTGGACAAATGCCTGTGCAGCAGCCGACCAGACATAGGAAAGCAGCCGATACGGCCGCCGAATCGCAATGCTGACGTCGAGGTAGCTGCGGCAGCAGCATCGTCCAGTAGCGCATGGCGTCCCCCCAATCCCGCCCAGCGTGCATGGGCCGCATTCACCTGTTGTGCCCCCTGGGCAAATGTTGGTCCGGTGCAGATATGTCAGGTTCGACAATCCGGTGCCGGACGTTTGATCGACCGTAAACGTTGTTTGACTGTCCCGACGCATGCGAACATCGCCGCCACCCTTGATTAGTGAGTCAAACTCGTATTTGTTCTCGATCACATACTTGAGATCGCCGCACAGTTGACTGTCGGACAGCCGCAGCGCGTAGGAACTTTCGAAGGAGTACAACTGGGTCAGATAGTTCGGCGATGGGCCTTGGTAGCAGTCTGGGAACAGGTCGCTGCACTGCACCGGGAATGTGTCGGCACATCCAACATTTGTGACTGTCTTCGGTAATTGGCACCTGACCGTTTTGACGATGCGCGGCAGGGATTCAGGGCGACGCACAACGTAGAAACATGGGAAATAGGTGCGCTCGACGTTGATGCTCGTCAAAGCCATGACGTCAAAAAACTTGTCGACTAGGGTGTCCGATGGATGGGTGCAGGACGCACCAGTAACGCAGCACTTGTCACGCTGGGTGCCGAAGACGTAACACGCCGACGCTTCGATCGTTGGATTGTCACTCAGGTCTGTGTATGCGTAGTTTGCAAACGTGCCGAGCAGCTGGTCGATGTCAATGGTCGTGGTGTAGGTGAAATCACCGAACGACCCATACGGCAATGGACAATCGTCGATGTCGAAACATCCGCCGCAGCAGCACGACCGAGTAAGCATTTAGACCTTCTTGCTCTTAGCCAGCCAAACGCCGACGCCAATGCCAAGCAGGCCAAGCATCAGACCAAACCAAACCGAACCGAGGAACGATGAGAACGAGGCAAGCATCATGATTTGCGTTTCCTTGACCGGCTGGATGTGCGAATCGGCGCGGCACGCCGGAAAGCCGCGTCGAACGTTTTGTCGGACCGGCGCAGCTCGGCGACGGCCGCCACCGCTTGGTCCGGGGTCAGGTCAATGAGGCTAGCCGTCAGTTCAGCAGCCCTGCGCTCGGTCGGTGTCACGATGCCAAGCCATCCCTTGATGAACTTGCCGACGCCCGTGTGCCAAATCAGGAACGCCACGCCGAGCACAGCCAGGGCGATGCAAACCCAGACGAGAGGGGCCACCCACCAGGGCACCTGGTCCTCCACGCCCGTCAGCGCCATGTAGATCATGTCCACGGCGTCAAGAATACGCGCTTGCTCGCCCTTACCGGCTACGGCCTGGTCCTTGATGACTGGCAGGCTTGGCTGGGTCGCGTCAGCCTCGACCGCGATGCGCTCAAACCGTTGGCCGCTTGAGTGCGCCAGCCTGCGCACCTCGGTCGTGTTTGCTGCGATGCGCTCCGACGGCCCGGCGCAGCTAGTCAGCACCGCCACGACCAGCAGCGCAGCCCTCATGGCTCAACCCGCTCCGCAAATGTCGTGCCGTTGTACGTCCAACCGATGCCGCATACCTGACCCTCAGCCAGCGCCACGGCCTCGGAGCCTGCTGGCAACTCCCACGCAGTCAATGCATCCAAGAGGATGACATTGTCCACTACGCGGTCAATCACGATCGCCACTCGCATAGATTGCCTGCTAGAAGTAGGTTGTGATAATGACATAGCCATTGCCTCCAGTTCCGCCTGCGCCGCTAGTAGTGCCATTCAGCGATGCGCCGCCCCCGCCACCCCCGCCGCCAAAGTTGCCGCCGTTCCCGCCGTTGCCGGGAGTAGTCGCATGACCACCGCCGCCACCGCCGCCAGTGCCGACCACGCCGTTGCTTGCGCCTGTCGCGCCGTTTGCCCCAGCCGCTCCGCCACTACCACTGCTGTTGTAGTGCGCTGTCCTAGATCCATTGCCGCCCGCTGACGCCGCGTTGCCGCTGGTGATGCCCCCGCCACCCCCGCCGCCGCTCGCGCCTTTCGTGAAGCCCGGACTATTGCTGCCAGCAATGTGATTGCCCTGACCCCCTGCGCCGCCGTCAAAAATGCCAGCAGACGTAGAAGTCCCTGCCGCACCGCTAGTCGTTTGACCGCCGCTGCCAGCGTTGCCTGTGCCCGTCACAGCAATGTCCCCCCCACCGACCGTCGTGCCTACGCGCGACTCGCCGCCAGCAGTGCCTGCGTTTCCGTTCGTGTTGTCGACTAGCACGCCAGCACCGCCAATTCCGCCAGCGCCGACAGTCACATAGAGCGTGCTAGCCAAAGCCGACGCTGGAAAGTTTTGCACATTGATAGCGCACCCGCCACCGCCTCCACCCCCGGATCGGTGCGTTGCGGCTGCGCCGCGCCTACCACTGCCGCCACCCCCGCCGCCGCTAATAAGCCACATATCCACGTATGCCGCGCCTGCTTCTTTCGTCCATGTGCCGCTAGAGGTAAATACGTTTACCTTGGCCTTGCGTCCGTCGATGCGGCAAACGGTCCCGCTGTCTAGCTCAAAAAATAGCGCCCCGTCGGCAGTGTTGAGTGCCGGTTCGCCCGTCACAAGTTGCGAGGTTGTCGGCACGGCTCCTGCCGTGCTTGAGCGCTTGAACCTAATCTGGTCAGGCATTAGTACGTTCCCCCGTCGACAGAACTAATCAGGGCCGCGGTGCACTCGCCGTCCCAAGCGTTCATGCGCTCAAACAGCGCCACAGATTGGCCGTCCGACCGATACATCAGAAACGCATGAACAAATGCATCGTCAGGCACCTTTAGCAACTGGAAGCCCTGCGTATTGGCCCTGGTGGCATTGACGCCACCGGCGGCCGTGCCGGCCGTGTTGCCGTACTCTGCCAAGTTGTAGGCGGTCACCTCGATCAGTTCCGTAAGGCCGACATAGGTCAGGTTCGTTGGCGTTGACGTTGGCTGGGCCTTGCGCAGCGTGTATTGCCAACGGTTCGCCGAAATCGAAGACGACCCGACCACCTGCATGGCATGCCATTGACGGGTAACGCCAGGAGCGACCAGCAGCGCCTCGAGCTGCGAGCGGTTTGCGGTGATGAACTGCGCAGCAAAGACGAGCGCGTTTTGGGCGTCCGATGACACGCCAGTCGGCCCGAAGACGGATGGTTGCAGGAAACCAGTCATACCCATGCCGGTGCTGGCGTGGCCGCCAAGTTGAGGATTTCGGTGGGCAGGATGTTGCCTGCCACGGAAAACGCAACAGTTGATTCATATGGCTGGAACCACACTGCCCGGCCGCTGACTTTGACCGTGCTGCCGCCGAGCGATTGGCTGGAATCGTTCCAAATTGAGCCATCAACCGGGTTGCGCAGGATCATCTGTTCTAGGTGCCACCAGTCATCCCGGACAAACGTGTATATGTCCATTTTGACCTGATCGGACACATAGCGCTGCTCATACGACTGGAACAACATAGCGCCAGGGACCACACCTAGAAAGTTGTCGCTGTTGCGATAGTTGATGTACTGGCTGGCGTTTGCTGGGAGATTGGTATACCCAACGCCTGTGTTTGGTTCGTGGATCAAGAACTCCAAACGAACAATAGTCTGCGGCACCCCATATGAGATTGGATTGCCCATTATGTTAGTTGCGAGGCCATTAGAAATCAGGGTGTTTGGCGGCCAAGTAACAGTTCCATCGAGGGGGAATGATCCGCCTGCCGTTGTGAAGCCGGCGGCTGGACGTATGTATTGCTGTACGTTCCGAATGTTGCTTTGGTAGGTGATTTTCAGGCCGCGGTACGGCGACTCCCCGACAATCACAGCCTTTGCCGTCTGCGTGACGAGGTAGCAGTTGTTCTTGTTAGGATGCGCTGCTACATCGATGTCAGACACGATCATCTGCGCCAGACCGACATCGACTGCTGCGACAGCCAGGCGCATGCCAATCGACTCAATAGCGGTGAATGGTGCCGTTTGCGCCTTAATGTATTTCCAAATGTCCCAGCCGTCCTCCTCTGACCCGTCATGGTTGAGATCGGTTTGCAGCACCATGAACTGCGTGCGCAGCACCGCTTCGGCAGGCTCCACGCCGATGCTGAAGCTCTGATTGCTGTGCAGCCGTTGGATTTCCCAAGCCATTACCGCGTCCCCTTCGTGTTTTGCTCAATGGCTTGCAGCGCGATGGTCGCCCGTTCGAGTTGCATGCGCGTGCCCTCAAACGACCCAATGTCTTGGCTTGCCATCGCAAGCCCGGCCTGATTCCTGATTGCGCCGAGGTCAAACGCCGCCTGGTTAGCCTCAGACATTTCGCCAAAGCCATACGCGCCTGCAACGTTGCCGGAGAGGAATTCTGAAAACCGAGCGCTCTGCGCTTGGATGTTGCCCTCAACCGCTCGGGCTATGTTTGCTATGAACTTACTAGGCTCGGTCATAAATGACGTAAGGGAGCGGCCTACCGCAGTTGACGGCGCTTGAGCCATCAGCCCGGTCATCATTTCCTCCTCTGCTCGCATTGTCATTGAGCGGGCAGCAGATTCGTCCATCCCAGCCGCCACCATGCGCTGGCCTAACTGCATTTTGCGCATGTCGGCGCTAATTTGCGCTTCGTGCATCTTGTGCGAGAACGGGAACATAAGTTCGTCCCGTACCTTGCGAGCATCAGCATGCGCCTGCATGACGTTGCTGATGAAACCCATCATGGGCATAGCCATGGCCGCGCTGACCGAACTGCCGATGCGGTTAGTCACTCCACGCAGCCGCTCTAGCTCGGAAGTGGCAGTCTGCACGCCCTTGCGCAGGCCTGCGATATCAAAATCGATTCCTACTCCGAGTCCGACCTTCGCCATACCGCCACCTTTCCTAGTGTCGTCATCCAGTCAGCCTGGCGTGGCTTGCGCCAAGGCTCCACCACCTTTTCCGGCTGCCCAGTCAGCCGGTACGCCAGGACCGCAAGGAGGTGCTCTATGCGGTCCTCTGCGGTCCACACCAAGGGTTTGCCATCACTCCACGCATGAGCGCCGTAGCAACATGAACGTCCAGGCTGTTGCCGCCGGGCACGCCCTCGATCCGGGTGCAGTTCTCAAGGACAAACGTCTGCTTGGCGTCCTCGTCGAGCTGCTCAAGTTTGCGCCACTCGCCGACCGTGAGCGGCCGGACCTCGAGCAGTGCCGGGTGCCCGGCCAGCGCCTCGTCAGTAAAAACCCGCCACATCACGCACGCCCAACAGTGATTTCGCCAGTGTACTGCCACGAAACCGATGCAGACTGAACGGCGTCGTTCGACCAGGACGGGTTGTAGCCGGTGATGATCGCCGAGCCGCTAAAGTCGACGCCGCCGGTGGCACCGCCAGTCGCAGCGATAGCGACCGTAATGGCAGATGTAGTCGGCGTTGCACCTGCAAACTTCTGCGCCAAGGTCAGCGCCGTCGCGTTGTCCATGTGGATCGTCGCCGAGCCGGTGACCGTCGGCCGCCCTTGAATTGCCACCGACAGTGTGCCGTTGAGCGGTGTCGCATCGATCGCCGTGCTTGAAGCAGTGATGCTGATATCGGTGGCATCGACGGCCGTGCCGCCGAAACTGATTGTTGTGCCGTTGCTGATGACTGCCATGTCTTATCCTCCTGTTGCCCAAATGCGGTACGTCTGACGGACCACACGCGGGCCGTCGTCGGTTCCCTCCTGATCGTCCATGCGTTCAACGTCCTCGCCGTTACTTGCTGACCAACGCAGTGTTGTGCCGTCGTAGGGTAAGTAGCCGTTGTTGTCGTTCAGAATCTCTGCTACAGCTGAGGCTAAAGACCTAGCCACTGACATGGTCGACGCAATGCAGTCCACGGCTACCGAGAACTCAGCTAGGGTGGTGGTGCCGGTCAGCGTGCGCACTGGTTCTCGGCTGTCGACGCTGTACACAATCGCGGGCAAAGCCGTGCCCTCGCGCCGCCATTCTGGGCTGATGCGCGTGCTGACTAGGCTCGAAACGGTTGCATCGTTCACTAACCGGTTGCGCAGGGCAGTTTCGATGCTCATGACTTCTTCCTCTTCAGGTTGGCCTTGCGGACAAGGTCGTCGAACTGCTCCTCAATGACGGTGGCGAGGTCTTCCAGCGCGACTTTCGGCGGGAACTGGGCTTGCGTTGCTTTCTTGATGCCCCAGCCCGACTTAGCGTCGACGATCGGCGCGATGTAGCTGCGCGGCTTGCGCTTGTAGCGCATGCCAGCCCGTGCTGTAGTCCTGAGTCCGCGGGTGTCGGCGTTTGACTGAATGACCGACGCCGACGCCTTGCGCAGGCTCATTTGGCTGCCGTAGCTGCGGTGCGTTGCGCCGTGGCTGCGCCAGTTGGCTTGGTACATCTTGCGCAATCGCGTTAGGCTGCGGCGCAGCAGCTGCTTGGCGAGGTTGCGGCTGACGCGGTCGGGCAGAACGAGAAATACGCGCTCGGCTCGCAGCAGTTGCTCGTCCGCCCGAGCACTGCCCTTGCCGCGCATCTGCTCAAACGCAAACGCAGCATTCCGCTGTCGGCGTGCAAACGCCACAGAATTGGCATAGTGCTGCGGGCTTGTGAACTCTGGACCGCGGCGAAAGCTCATGCCGTCACCTCAAGCGCCTCAATGTGCAGTTCCATGCGCCGTAAATCAGGATCGACCACGCCAGTCAGTTCTAGCGTGCGGTCGCTCTTGCCAGTCTCTTTGAGCAGGATCCGGCTCTTGATCGTGACCGAGTCGATCCATGGGATGACGATGCGGTAGGCGCTCTGGCCGCGGATGACGTCGACCGAGTCGATGCTGCGGCCGTCGGCGGTCTCGATGTAGCCAAGCACGGTCGCCGCGGTTGCGTAGGTCTTAGTGCCCTGACCGTACGAATCGACCGAGACGGTGTAGTTCTGCACCGCCATTTCGTGCCGGAACATGCCGCGGGGGGTCATGCAATCGCCCTTTCCTTCAGCATGGCGGTCAACATTTGCTGGGCCTTGCCCTCAATAGCGCCGGTGCTGTCGCCGCGATCTGCGTACAGGCGAGCGCACAGCTGCAACACCAGCATGTTGATGTAGTGGTCGCCTACGGTGGTTGTCCAATTGATCGTGACCGGACGGTTGTAGTCCTCATCGACCAGGACGGCTATACGCTCGCCCTCGTAGTGAATCTCAGGCGTGACGGTTTGGACAACATCATCGTCATCCGTATAGGCCATTTGAAGGGTGCCAGCAGGGTTCCAAGGCTGGATCGGCAGCACGATCCACACATCGCCCTCCTCAGACACGTCGTAGGTTCGCTCAATTGCCTGCACGGACAATCCGGTTGTGCGTTCGACAGTTTCCCGCGCAGCCGGTAGCAGCACGTCGCCGATGTATGCATCGTCTACCGCGTGAAACACGCGCAGGTGGGTCTTGACGTTGGCGGTGGTAAGTGCTGGCATGGGAAAGGCGGATAGGGGGTTTCCCCCCTACCCGCCCAGGGAGTCAAGTGCGGGTTACGCCTTGTTGGTGATGACCAACCCGGCACGCTTGTCGACGATCTTGGCGTCCGAACGCATCGAGCTGCGGTAGTGCGTGATGCCGCTGCCGCTGCTTGAGTACGGGTCCACCACGAAGGTGACATCCTTGCGGTCCACGATGCGGTACGCGCGGGCGCAGTCGCCGAACCAAATCAGGTTGCGAGCTGTGCCGCTCAGGAAGGTTTGCGCGAACTCGCTGATGTACACCGGGCGACCCATCAGGAGGCCAGCCGATCCCTGCTGCAACAACATGCCCTGCATGCCGTCGTACACGTACTTCGCACCGTCCTTGATCTTCAACAGGCTCGCCCAGGTCGCCTGATTCATGATCCAACTGCCGTTCTGTGCGTAGGCGGTAGGCAGTGTGGTGTACGCCGTGATGACATCGTCGTAGTCAATATCGGTGGCCGTGCCGCCGGTCTTGACCGAATACTGCCACGCCGTGTCGCTGAACAGCAGACCCTCTTCCTCAGTCGTGCCGTCGCCCAGCACGTGCTGTTCGGAGCGGTACTTGCCGTGTCCACGGGCGTGATCTGCGACGATTTCTGCCGCCACGTCGATGGCCGAGTCAAACAACAGTTCCTCAGTCACTGGCGTGGTCGCTGTTGCCTTGAACGCGCCGAAGGTCTTGAGGATCGAGGTGAAGTTGGACTCGGTGTAGGCGACAGTTTCAGCCGTTGCAGTCACAGTCGTGCGGCTGTCAATGACTGGCAGTCGCAGATTGGTCGGCACAGTCTGAACAGTAGCAAGACCGCGCACGGGGTCGTTCCAGTCAAGCCACTTGACGAACTCGCCAGTCATGATCGACTGGGGCACAGAGTTGCCGACGGTAGCGGGAGTGCCGACCGTCAAGGTGGTGCGCAGTTCCAAGTTGCCGCTGCCCTCACGGCCGCGCGTAGCAAAGAAGCGCTGCAAGTCTGAGTCACTGCCGCCGGAGCGGTTTTCAGGACGAGCCACAACCTGGCTGTTCTTGGCCTTGATGGCATCAAGCCGACCGCGCACAGCCATGCCCTCAAGCTGCGCGTCGATGCTGCGGATCTCCTCTTCCGCCAGGTCAAACGCACGGACAGCGTCCGGCGTAGCGACGGTGGCGTATTCCTCGCACGCAGCAACGAGCTGCGCACGCTTTTCATTCAATGCATCACGATTCATTCTTCAGTTCTCCTAGCCGCAGCCGCAAGAACCGACCAACGAGGTCGGTGTGGTGTGAGAACGCCCGTACCGCGGCCGCGGTCGCCTCATAGGCGGGCGTGTGAACAAGACTGATCTCGTAAAGGCGAGCGCTCAGGACGTTGCGGCGGTTGCCCTTCCACTCGTCCTTTTCAGCGACAAACCCAAACGACATGTGCTGGTAGATCCCGTCGCGCATCAGGACACGCATGTCACGGCCGTCTCGCGTATCGGGCAGGTGCGCCCGGAACGACACGCCGCGCTCGCCCTCCTCGAGCACGAGCGTGCCGCTGCGCGTGTCGGCGAGCACTCGCCCACCGTCGTGCTCGACCAACATCGCGACGTTGCGCTTGCCGATGTCCTCGGCAAATGCCCCCCGCTGGATCGTTTCAATGAACGGCAGCGGCTGACTGTCCGTTTCATACGGAATAGCCAGACCGGTGACGGTGTTGCCGTCAACTTCAGCGCGGCACTCAAAGCTGCGGCGGTCAATCTGCATCGGGACTCTCGCTTTCCTCGTCCTCGCGGTCCCCGTTCACTTCAGCCTGGCCGGCTGCCGTGTCCAGGCGCTGCATGAGTTCGTCGGCCATCGGGTCCTTAACCGGCTGCATGCCGATGAACCACCGCGCGTCGTTTGGGGTCAGGATGCCGGACATGACGAGCTTTGACAGTTCCCTAGCGGTGTCTTTCATCGTGCCGCGCAGCAGTTCTTGCAGGTCGTGCTCGACGCGGTAGCCAGGCAGCAGCTTTGCCATCAGTTCGGCGTCAATCCGCCGCGCCCAGGGCCGCAGGGTCTGATCGACGAGCGCCCGCTGCGCGTCGAGCGTGACTTGTGTGCCACTTTCTGTCGCAGCCAAGAACGAGAGCGGTATGTTTAGGGCGCGGGCGATTTCGCCCATGGCAGCCGTCCTGGCGTTGGTCAGAGCCGATAGGTCATCGGAACCGCTAACCCCCTCGATGTTGCCGCCGCCGTCAATGATGAGCGGCTCGCCGGATCCGTGGCTGCGTTGGTGCTTGGCTTTCCACGCCAGCAGGATCGACTGCTTTGCCTGCTCGCTTATTGGCGTCGGGAACTTAAACGCCAGACGGCGGGTCGTGCCTGTGGCGGCCATCGTCGACGCCCAAGCGTCAAGGTTGGCGATCAGCTCCAGCTGCGTTCGGCACTTGTCCAAGGGGCTTTCGCCGATGAAGGCCCATCGGCTATAGCCAGACTTGATGTGCAGCAGGTCACTCGAGGCCACTACCTGACCGTCCAGCAGGTACTGGTACGGCTCGGCCGACCAGTTAATGGTGACTCGGCCTCGGTCGAGCGGGATGATCTCGGCTACCTCGCCGCTGTAAGTTCGGGCTAGATAGGCGTATGAGTTGCCCTGGCTGAAGGCTTCGGTAACGAGCCACCGGCGCAAATCCCAGCCGTTGACCATTTCGGTAGCCCTGCCGGTTAGCAGGCTCATGGCGGCTGGGTAGGTTTCTTGGTCTTGCGCGTCGTAAGTGCAAATCGACACGCTTGCAAGCATGCTTGCAACGCCCTCAATGGCTCGTTGCACCCCTGGCAGCGCCTCAACGTCGCCGACGCTTGAGGAGTCGACAAACATGGAGGCGTCAAAGCCGCCGATGAAATAGCGCCGCAGGCGTGATAGCAGGCTCACGCCTCACTCATTTTGAGTGTGCGCTTTTTCTGTCAATAGCAAACTGTGACATTTTTTGTCACATTGTCGAAATAGTCGCGGCGTCCGCTAGGTAGCGGATGACCAGCCCAAAAACGAAACCGCCCCGTGGTGAGCGGGGCGGATTCGGTTAGGGGTCCCCGTCGTATCCCTTACGGGTGGTAGCGCACGGGCTCGGTTCTCAGCGAATCAGGAACCCATAGTCCCTGATCGCGCTGGCGCTCCGGCTGGTTTGCACCAGCACCGACATCATATGGTCATGATGCCGCTGGCTGCAACCCACTGGTTCGACCGCCCGCGCAGCTCGTACAGCCGGGCTGCGTTACACGCTGCAACCAGGGCGTCGATGTTCTGCCCGTCCCGCTTGTAGAGCTTCGTCAGCCCGCCGTCGTAGGTCTTGGTCTCGGCGTGCCGCAGCTGGTGCAGCAGCACTGGGTCATCGTGGTAGCGCAGCGCCTTCTGCCGCAGGAGCGCCACGAACGTCGACCATGCCGGTGCCTGCTCTTTCAGCGCCTGGCTGCGGGCCTCTACGGGCAGGTTCAGCCGCTCGACGAGCACCGAGCGCACCCAGTTCTGAGTCCAGCCGACCTCGTCGACGCCCACCACCTCGAGCTGCAGGGTCTTGGACAGCGTCTCGAGCAGCGCCTCGACGGCATGGAAGTCGACCAGCTGGCCGTCGTTCCAGTGGACCTCGCCCTTCTGGACCATGTCGTGCAGCCACGGGCGGTTCTGCCTCATCGACTCGAGGTCGCCGCAGGTAAACGACCAGGTTCGCAGCAGCCCCCACTCGCCGCCGTCAACCACGACGCCGACGCTCGTCAGGTCCGCCCGAGCGCCCACGACGCTGCCCAGGCT